AACAAAGGAATAAGAAGTTCCATCTACCTGTGTAGTGAACTTAGTTCCCTTGTTCATAGTTACAGAAGGAATAGAAGATGCATCTTCATTGATAGTAATATCAACATATGCAACTGGACAACGAGCAGAACGAGGAGTATAACCTAGAGTCTTTGCGTGAGAGACAACAGAAGAACGCAAAGTTGCAGTGTCTAGAAATGCTTCGTTCACTGCCATGTTTGCATTCATTGCTAGGTAGTGAGTGTTGTATGCAAGTAAGTCAACTAGTGTTGACAAACCAGAACCTTCAAAGTTATAGTCAGAGAACTCCGACTGATTCTTTAGATATGTTTTGAGATTAGATTTGATATCCTCAAAGTCCAACTCTGTTGCTTGTAGTTTCTCTGCCATGTTATCTTAGTCTCTCTAAAAATGCATTTATCGTTTGTAATCCAGAGGGAGAGTTTACCACATAAAACTCAACCGTTACTTCATAACCATTGTTATCAATATCACCAGTGCAGATTACATTCGCAAGTTCAACCCTTGGTTCAAAGTTATTGATTACATCTTCTACCTGTCTTGCGATAATAGTAGAGATAGTCGCACTCACTGGTTCGAAAAGAGTCGCACGAATATCAGAACCAATCTCTGGGTGAAAAGGTCTCTCACCAAAATTGGTATTAACTAGATTGCGAACACTTCTCTTTACTGCATCAACATCCTTTAACTTAGCGATATCACCAGTTATAGGATGTTTCTCAAACGACAAAGACAAGTCCTTAAAGATTTGAGAACTTCTGTCTGATTCATTTGTTCCAGATGCATCTGAGAATGCTGTTGGGTTTACGGCCATTTATAATCTCCTAAGTCTATTTATACCGTTACTTAGATTCCATTAACTTAATAGCCTTATCATAATCCTCACGAGATACTACACCTTCATTAAGAAGTCTTTCTCTGTTTATCATATGTTGTGCCTGCACATCGTCTTTACTTCCACCGAAGTATGGGACACAATGTCCTTCTTCAATCATAACTTCTGTAACAAGTTTTCCGTCTGGTGTTTTGAAGTCACCAAGGATTCGTCCGAACTTACCACGCATGTCCTCACCAGATTTCTCTTCTGTTGTTACGAGAACACCACCCTCAGTAAGAAGTTCTTTCAGTCTATACTTTGCAGCCTTACCAAATAGTTTCTCAACCTTGTCCGAAGTTCTAGACTCTGGTGTATCAATACCCATGATACGAACTCTTTCGTTTCGTAACCAAACACCAAATCCCAAATCAATATCTACATCAACAGTATCACCGTCAACAGCTTTCAACAAAACCACATCGTAGTGGTTCACCTTTAACTCTTTCATTTTTTCTCTCTCTCATTTGATTAACCTCCAACGAATACATTCCCACTACCACTTGTCATTGCACCGGCATCTGCACTATCGCCAACTCTTCCTACTGGTATCCCATTAATGGATACAGTTGAAGAACCAGCATTTAGATTTGCAACATGCGGAGCACATGGGGGTGCTGGTGGAAAGGGATGGGATACAGTTGGAGCTCCCACCACGATTATATTAATTCCATTTGCAGAAACAGTTCCATCTGTGTTTGGACTTGCAATGGTTGTTGAGCCAGTGCAGGCATGTCCTGTCGATAAACTATCTCCCACTCTACAAACTGCTGGCATCTTATGCTAGTTGGTAGAACTTACCAACATCTCCATATCTACTGTGGTTGAAGAATGTCATAATCTGTTCTCTGTTACCAGAGTCTTTCAACGATACATGAATCCAAGGAAGACCCGAACCAGTATTCTTATATTCTAATAGTAGTTGGTCATGAGGAACATTCTCTCTAATCCATTTCGCAATCTCAAAGTAACCAGACTTTGCGGTGCCTGGGAATTGCATGTCAACTGCTTGTCCTCTTTCGTGTTGAGAACTTCCACTTCCTCTTCTGTATGCAGAGGTAACAATCATATTAGAGTATTGTGCCTTGATTGGTTCTAGAACATTCTCTGCGATATTCTTCAAGTTAAGAATTGCTTGTTTCTCTGTGATACCGTGTTGGTTATGAACAATACGATACTTGGATACAACCGCATGACTTGACACATCACGCAACTTGTAGTTTGTCGATAGAGGTAGACGGTAGTTAATACCACCGATGTATTTCTCATCTGCGTCAAACAATGAATCTGTAACTTCAACTGGAGTTGGAGTATTACCACCAGACTCTACTTCCGAAACATATAGGTTAGAATCAACATCACCATGTTGTCCAGACTCAGTTGGAATTCTAGGACGGGAAAGGATTCTTCTCGCAGCTCCATTCACATTGAATGTTCCGTCAAGTGCATTGTATGAATAGTCTGCCATTGAGGTTGGACGAATCTCTCCTCTAGTAATCGCAGCTCTGATGTCATCTTCCGTTAGTTCTTCATCGTCATTGCCGTGGAAGGTATCCGTATCTGGTAGAGGTGTGAATGTTTTTTCAGCAAGAACCTCTGCTTGTTTTGGTGCATCTGTTGTCGAAGCAAAACCATCCGTATCATATTCTTGGTCATCAATAGACCATGCCTTGATACCAGAATCTAAATCACCAGTGTCAAGGAATACCAAGTCAGTCGCAGGCAATACTGTTACCGCACTTCTACCATTAGTATTCAAGTCAACAGTAGAACCATCAATATCAATAGAACTACCAGCACCAATCTGCATCCATGATTCAGTATCAAGTTGCATTACACCAGTAGCACCAACAGTATAGTTACCACTGTAAGTATGTGAACCGTCACCATCTGCAACAAGAGTTACATCACCTTTAATATTAGTAGAGTAATCACCACCAGCATTTACGAGTAAATCTGCTGAGGTTTGTAGATACATCTTTCCGACTGAGGTAGAAGAAAATGTTGTCTGTGCAGTTTGTTCAATAGATTGGTTTGCGAACATACGAATGTTCTGTCCCGCATGGAAGTCAATGTTCTTTCCGACATTGAACTTTAGGTTCTCATCAACCTGTGCATCCATGTCACCACGCACATAAAGGTTTGCATTACCGTCAACAAAGACATTAACATCACCTCTTACACGAACTTGTTTATTGCCGTGAACAATCTCGTATCCGTTACCAACAATCTTAGTAACCTTTGAACCGTCTGGGTGAATCTCATAGAAGGTTCCACTCCTATGGTATTCATGAATCCTCTCATGGCCTGGTGTATCATCAAACTCTTGGATGTGTCCAGACTCAGTTTCTCTTACATGGTTGAAAGGATATCTTGCACTATAAGGACTTTGCGGTTCACCAGTAAGGTCATCCACACTATCTCTTTTAATTCTGACAACAGGGTGTTGGTTCGATAGTTCGTTTACCGCAAGTCTGTTAGTATCAACTTCATTTACCCTACGAGGATAAAAAGAGTTAGGGTCTCTAAACCCTTCTGTTGATTGTTGAGTGGAAACACGAATCTCAACCTCTGCACCTTCTCTTGGTGGAGTGTCAAAGACTACCTTACCCGATTCAATTCTATAACTCATTATGCAAATCCTTTTTCACTTGCGTAATCACCGATTGTCTTAGTTCCATTCCTTACCTCTGTAGGTGGTGATTGTCCAAACACACTTGGGTAGAAGTGTCCACTATCATTGTTGATATCATTAATCAAACCGAATGAAGAGAATGAACTTCTTGCTTTTTCTGTGTAGTTACCCACACCTCTGCGTCCATCATCATAGACACCATCCTTATAGATGGTTAAGTCAATTGCACATGCGTAGTTGTGCCATGAGGAACCAGCACTTGCTGCTCTTGGCCCACCTGCTTGATATGCACGATAGAGAGATGCTTGTTCTGAAAGAGAACGATAGGAATATGCGATAGAACAGTCATAACCATCTGAGTTCCAATCTGCAAGGAACTTCTTAATACCTTGTGCAAACTTATCACGAACTTGTGGTGATAGTTGATTAACCTTTGCTGCCATGTTGGATGCGTAACGAGATGGTGCGAAGTCTTGTGCAGTGTATTGTGTTCCGCCACCAGTATCCACTTCAACATTCGTAAAGGATGAAGGGGGAGTATTGGTTGCTTGTTGGACGATACCATCAACAAGAACAGTCACCGTTGCGTCTGTTGTATCAGATGGAGTATTAAAATCTGTAGTCGTTCCATCACCAATAGATGTTGTAGAAGTCACCTCTGGTGGGGGAGTCGATTGTTCTGGGGAAAAGTCATAAGGAGCTTGTCCTTGTGGTGCGTTAGTTGCTGGTTGATTGCCTGGGAGTGTTCCCAACACCATTGGTTCTTGCATGAAGTCTG